TCGCGACATTACTAAATGGTGTTCTTACAATTGTAGTCTTTTTCATTTATACAATATATAGATAAAAAAATATCATAGATTTCCTTTTAATTCTATCTTTCTTTTCAAATTCCTTAACCTCATCAAATTTGTATTAATCGTATTAATAAGTGTTAATTGTTTGGTAAGGTCAGTTTCCTTAGACATCTCATCTGCATTCAAGTTTTTTAATGATGTCATTAGATGTTGTTGGTGTTGGCTAAGGTTTTCAACTATCTTGTTTAAGTATTGTTCGGTTACTAAATCACTATTCATTTCTATATAATTAAGATATATATTTTATGTTTCTTTTTTCGCTAAATCTTTTTCTAATTTTTCTAATCTTTTTTTTTTGCGATACTCTTTTCTATATTCTTTACATTTTTCAGTTTTTTCATATTCTTTTCTTGTCTCTTTACATTTTTCGTTATGACTATATTCTTTTTGGTATTCTTTATATTTTTCAGTATTTTTATACTCTTTATATTTTTCAGTATTTTTATACTCTTTATGATAGTCCTTATTATATTCTTCTTTTGTTAAACCAGTTCCACAACTTCTCATATTTAAATTTGCTTGTAACTCAAGTCTCCAATATTCTTCTCTCATACGAGATTGTAATAATGTTGTTCCTTCTTCCATTTCTTCTAAAACAATCATTCTCCAATTTTCAAATCCACCATTTTCTCTTATGGTTTGACATATTTTAGAAGTATAATGTTTATGATTTGGATTATTAGAATAAGATTTATGTTGATATTTCCTATTTCTAATATTACTTGTTGAACCAACATAAACCTCTGTTACACTAACATCGTTACAAACTAATTTATAAATATAATATATCATAATTGTCTCTTATTGTATATTATTGTATATAATTGTCTTTAAATCATTTCAATTTTATATTTAAACATTTTCATTTTTATTCTTAATAGCAAGCGTTATGGTTATCGCTGGGTCAGCAATTCTAATAGGTTGTAAATTTGTTCCAAGAAATTCTAACCGAATTTGGTTGTATGTGCCGTCCAAAAGTCGGTTCCAAATAAAGTTAGTTGAGCGTTCATTAATGATTTCTCCAAAACCAACATTCGCAACAACCGAATAAATTAAAGATGATGGGTTTGCATAAGCATTATCAATATTACTCATAGAAAGAATTATGGAACTATTTGGTTGAATATTGGGAGCGGTTGTTGAAATATAAGAAATAGTTCCAGCCCCATTCTTGCTAATAAAGTTACTCCCAACTGGGGGAACATAAGCGTTATTATTATTCAAGTCTGTTGTAAATCCAGCAATAAATCCTAATAATTGATTGAAATTCGCTGGTAAAACAATTTGAGGATTTTGATTGGTAGCGGTAAAAAAAGCAGCATTACTGGTTGTCATACCAGCATATGCCGTTCCTACATTTCCAGTATAAATACCAGTTATAGCATTAAATGTGAATTGTAATGCTGTTGGAATAAGATATGTATTGATTTGAACTGCATAACGAGTTGGATTTAATAGTATTTCTGCAAAATAAACATTTTGACCGCTAAGTGTTAGGTAATGTCCGTTCGCAATAAAACTGAATTGAAGTAATTGATTGAGTTGTGAAACTTCATATAACCCATCTGGAATATTAATTGTGTAGGTTACTCCCCCCCAAATATATCTAAAAACGTTATTACCTAATTCTGCGGTAATATTGAACCAACTATAAAACATATTAATAGAATTGACAGCAACATAGTCGTCTTTAAAAAAAACACTATTGGGAAATCTATATACGAATTTGTTATTAAAACCATCTTGGATAAGATTACTCTGACTTATAACTAATGTTCTCATTATATTATTAAAAGAGATAATATTTTTTATATAATAATTTATTTTTTATATACACTAACTTTTTTTGCTAAATGTTTTGTTGTTGGTTCAACTTTCACTCCCAAATTAACTGGGACGTTAGAACCACCGAAAAAAAAAGGTGGCTGTTGAGATGCCGAAGCAGTCTGTTTTTGAAAACCATTAGGATATAAAACTTTGGGACTAAACATATTTATAATATAAGATGAGATAATAATTCTGCCTAAGTGTCTTTAAAAAGGAATATACTAACAAAGTGTTAGTTTGTTTAATAACCTAACTCAGCCAAAGTCATAAGTAGGTCGCGTGTCTGTCCGCTTGGAAGCAACTTGTTTCTTGATAGTTTCAATATTAATAACTTGAATTCTTTTACCATTTGGGGATTATCATTACCAGCAAGAATTTGTCCCTTTAATATCTCAAATCTATTTGTATCTTGGTCGTCTTTATTCAACTTTGGTGCTGGTAAGCGTAACCGACTATCAATATTAGAAAAATCACTTAGTCTATGTAGGTACGCTCTTTCATCATCATCTAATTCGCTATAATCCTCAAATGAATGCATAGAACCACCTATAATGTTTGTTAGTATCTTTTGAACTTTAGGAGAAATTCTTTGAGATGGGAATTGTGCTATAACAGAACCACTTGGTCGTTTAATGGCTAATACACCTTTATCCAATCGGTTTTTATTAATTACAAACCGACCAAAAGGAATAAACTTTTTATCTTGGGGAACAGCCTTTTCAAAATCAATTTGGTCTAATTTAATAATCTCGCCTCTTGTTTCTTTGCGTAATCCGCCATTTGCACCTTTTAGTTGAGTTCCAACTCCGCGACCTTTAATACCAAATCGTTTCATTCTAAATGGTTTCATACCATATCCTTCAGTTGTTGGTAATCCACTTATTAATTGTTGTCTTTCTTCTTCTGTTAAAATAGTAGTTGGTTTTTGTTTTCTACCATATTTTCTACTATATGCTGAAAACATTTCTTTAATATTACCCATTTTTTCACTTGAATATGGTTCGCTATATTCTAATGGTTCAAATTCAGTAGCAACCCCTTTTACAATTTTCATAGGTTTAACATATTGAGCCAATAAATCATTATTTTCAGCAACCCATTTACCAGCACCATTTAAAGTAAAAATACCAGCATATCCTCCTTCAACTCTTTCTTCTGGAATTCCAATAGCACTTAAATGTCCTTTCGCCTCATTTACCCATTTAACTGCATCTTCTCTTGTATATCCTTTTTTAAACATTTTAATTTTAGGTGTTCCTTTTGGTTGAGGTATAACACCTAAATCTGGATTAATATTTTCAACCTCTCCACTATAAATGGCTTCGGCAAAAGGTAATTCTTGTAGTTCTTCAACATTTTTTTCTGCTTGACGCAACATCTCTTTAATTAAATCAACTTGTTCTAATATTTCACTATCTACTGCAGTTAATTCTTGAAGGCGGTCTAATATTTCTGTTATTTCATTACTGGTTCTGCCTCCTTTTTGAATGATATATGACATTTCCTCATATAAATCATAAATCTCATCACTTGTTGGTAAGTTTTCAACCATATTATTAATATCAGTAGAAAGAGATGATATTGTATTTGCATTTTCAATTCGTCCATCTCTAATATCATTTTCTATTTTGGGGATTAAAGTAACAATTTCTCTAATTTCTTCAAGATTTTCAACAATATTATTAATACCTCCACCATATCCAGATAATGTTGCTAAAAGAGTTTGTAAATTGTCAATATCGTCCATACTAACAAGTGTATCTCTTAATGTCTCAAAAGATGCCCTCAACGCATCGCCAGCCTCTTGAGTAAGTCCAAGTTCTACTCCTAAATTACCCTCATACTTAGCCATATATCTCCTAAAAAAAGGCAAAAAGATAGCAGATGAAACTCCATATTTAAAACGTTTTTTAATATCTTCGCTAATAGGATTAATATTTTGTGCTAAAAATACTAATTCTTCTTCTTCTAATTGATTTACAATTGCTTGGGCTTGCATTCCATCGGTAATTTGGTTTAATTCACCTTGTACGTCAAGACGAAGCCTAAAAAGGTCAGCCAACTTTTCACTACTCAATCTATAATCTGTTAATAGGGTTGGTGGTTGCCCAGTCCGCTGAAAAACTTTATTAGCATCTAAATTTTTTTTATCATTTTGGGATTGTAGTTTTAAGTTTGCAAGATAGGCATCTCTAAACTTTCGCACATCAAGGGGGGTTTTAGTGGGTTGTCCGCTCATTATATATATATACGATAAGAAAATAATTATATTAATGTTTTTTTAATTAATATAATTGAAATAATATTTTTGTTGTAAATTAGGCTAAATGTTTTCTATTTGGTTAGTTTGGTTCTTTTTCTAAAGGAATAATTTTATGAATAGATGGTAAGCAATAGATTGGATAGTTCATATAATTAGCATCTTGTTTCAATAGGTCTTCGCAAACAAGAATATTGAATTGTTCGTTTGTATTCTGTTCTGGTTCTTCCATCTTTACTTTAATTCTATCTTCTAAATCTCTTCGCTTTCGTTTGTCTAAATATCTTGGGTTCAACATAGGGTTTAATCCCATATCGGTAAGGCATAGTAATTTGCATTTCATTACCTTTTCTTTCCATCGCTGATGCTCCATATCAATTCCATCAGCGTATACACAAACTTCATCAATAGGCAATACCTCCTTAATCTCATAAACATTTTCTTTAGTCTCTTCTGTCATTCTATATAATTAATAGAGAAATTAATTTTTATATTTTGATTTAATTTATAAGATATACTAACAAATAGTTTTTAAAAATGTCTGTTCTATATATTTATAGCAACTATTTGGTTCTTTATCAAAAACGACAAAATAGTGCAAACCAAACCAAAAATTACAATTAAACAAAGTCATCGTAGAAATAGTAAATCCTAAATCGTTCAGTTTTTTCAGTCTTTTAGGAGTAAAACTTGAAAAGCATTTCTGGTTCATTATAAAGCCTATCTTCTTCAAATTACGATAATTCGTCATAAAGTACTCCATAAAGAAATAAACCGCGTTTCTCTCTTTAAAAATCCCCTTTTTATTTGGAATAGAACATAAATAAGGGGGATTTGTATAGATTACCTCTATTTCATCTTTGAATTCAAAAAAAAATATATCTTTGCCCTTTGTTATCTCGCACCAGTTTTTAACAACGCAATCTACTT